TCAAGTCAAGAAAAAGAAGACTTTACAGATGAAGAAGGTGATGACATCTTATCACAATTAGAGTCTTTAGGGGAAAAGATTGATGACAGTGACTGGGAACTTGTTCATACAGAAAAAGTAGAAGACACAGAAGCAGAATTTGACTTTACTAAACTTGCAGAAGTATCAAAAGATGATGCTAAACCTAATAAGAAGTCTTCACAAGACAATTCAACATATAAGGTTCGCTACTCTTATGGTCCTGTAAGAAATTCTGCTAACAGCAGACGTTTTTGTCAAAGAATGGAACTGTTAACAGGTCAAAATTTAGTATTTAGAAAAGAAGATATAAATATGATGTCTTTTAGAGGTATAAATAAAGAATTAGGTCATAAAGGACAGAACTATTCATTATTTAAGTTTAAAGGAGGTGTAAATTGTCATCACTATTGGGAAATGAAGGTGTATAAGAGAAGAGTTAATGATAATAACCTTGTTAGTGAGTCAGAAGCAATAAAAGATGGCTTAAAAGAGCCTAAAAACCCTTCAGAGGTATCAGTTGCACCTAAAAATATGCCTAATAACGGACATCATCCAAATTATAAGAAATGAAAGCATTATTTATAACATTAGAAGAATTAAAAAGAAAGTCTATAATAGATGGAAATGTAGATACTGATAAACTAATACAGTTTGTTGAAGTAGCACAAGATACTTATATACAAACGCAATTAGGTACAGCTTTATATAATAAATTACAATCAGATGTAGTTAACAGTTCTTTATCTGGAGATTATTCAACTCTTGTAAATACATATTTAAAGCCAATGCTTATTTGGTTTAGCCAATCAGAATATATGAAATATGCAGCTTTTCAAATTAGCAATGGAGGTGTATTTAAACATAGATCAGAAAACAGTGATTCAGCATCATTAGAAGAAATAAACAATCTGGTACATCAAGCTAAATCTACTGCAGACTTCTATACACAAAGGTTTATTGACTATATGGATTCAAATAGTGAATTGTATCCAGAATATATAGGCTCACAAGATGGAGGTATGTATCCAGAAAGAGATCAAAATATGACAGGATGGGTATTATAAAGAAGAAAAAAACATATAAACCAAAGAAAGAAAACGAAATAAAATTAAAGAGTTATATAGAAAAGATAAAAGATGTCGTTTGGAAGCGTATATAGTGTAAGTTGGTTTGGGAACGTTAATGAAGCGAATGGATGGGGTATAGTATATCCTTTTGATGCAGATGGTTCTTATTTAACAGTAGATACGACATTATTTAGTGCAGATAGCACAACTTTAACAGCAGACGCAACAGTATATTAAAATAAAATAAAATGGCAAAACAAACAATAAATATAGGTACTTCAGCGAATGATGGGACAGGTGACCCATTAAGAAGTGCTATGGATAAGACAAATGATAACTTTACAGAGTTATATAATGGTGCTGGTGGTGTTGCTGATGGAGCAGTTACTACAGCAAAATTAGCAGCAGATGCTGTAGATTCAGATAAAATAGCTGATGGAGCTATTGATTCAGTTCACATAGCAGATGACCAAATTACTTATGCTAAATTAGCAGATGAGTTTACAGAAATAGAACCGTTATCAGGCACTACTGTTAATTGGGATGATGCAACAGTTTTTACTAAAACATTAAGTGCAAATACAACATTGACATTTAGTAATGCAAAGACAGGAATGGTAATAGACCTTGTAATAACAGGAGACTATACGTTAACATTACCAACAAGTGTAAAAGAAATAACAGGTACTTATGATGGAACAGTATCAAATTTAATTCAAATAGTAAGTACTAACGGCAACACTGAACAGTGGGCAACAATTAGTCAAGAAGCAACAAGTTAATTATGAAAGCAGTAAACAACAACGGAATTATCACAACGTACCCAGATGTACCAAACAAATTTAGGTCTTCAACAGGTTATCACCTAAACGCAAGAAGTATGACAGCAGACGAACTTCGCAGTGCTGGACTTTTTGATGTAATTATAGATGAGAATTATGACTCAAGAATACACACACTTGGTGAGATATATTGGGACACACAAGCAACAGTATTTAGAAAAGATACTGAAGATATAACTTGGAGTGAATCATTATCAGAATTAAAAGAAAAAGCAATCAATAATTTTAAAGCACAAATAGGAAACGAACTTGCAAAGACTGACTGGTATATAATTAGAGAAGCAGATAATGGAGCAGATGTACCAGCAGATGTTGTAGATGCAAGAGTAGCTTTAAGAGAATTGTCAGAGACAGTTGAATCAGAAATTGATGCATTAACTACTAAAAAGAAAGTTAAGACATACGATTTCCCTAATATAGATTAAATATGGCTGTAAATAAAAGGCTATTACAAGGACCTACAGGAGCTGGAGGATTAGTGCCAAGTGAAAACTTTAAGGTGGTTACTTTTACTGGAGATGGTACCTCATCAAAATTTATTGAAGTTGGTTTTACTCCTGATTTTGTTTGGATAAAAGGCAGAAATGCAAGTAGTGAACATAAAACAATAGATTCATCAAGAACTGCAGGTTGTTTACTATATACAAACCTGACTAATGCTGAAGATTGTAATTCCTCACACGCAGTAATTGAAACAAATGGTTTTAATGTTAAGGGCAATCCTAATGTTAATGGTAGAGAATATGTAGCTTGGTGTTGGAAAGCAAACGGAGGAACTACGAGCAGCAATACTGATGGGGATATTACAAGTACAGTACAAGCAAATACAGATGCAGGATTTTCAATTGTACAATATGATGGTGATGGACAAAATGGACAAACTGTAGGGCATAGTTTAAGTTCGGAACCTGAAGTAATAATTATTAAAAGCAAAACTTTTGCTTCACATTGGCCTGTATATCATAAATACAACACAGGCTCGAGTGGGAGCCCTGAAACTGAATATGTAAGAATTAACTCAACTAACGCCACAGCTACTACTTCAGTATATTGGGGTAATACAGCACCTACATCAAGTGTATTTAGTATAGGTACAGATACAGATGTAAATAAATCAGGTGAAACAAATATTGCTTATTGTTTTCATTCAGTAGATGGCTTTTCAAAGTTTGGCTCATATACAGGTAATGGTTCTGCTAATGGACCGATTGTAGAAACAGGATTTGAACCTGCATTTATAATGGTTAAAAGAACTGATGCAAGTGATAATTGGTTAATATTTGATAATAAAAGAAGTCCTTCTGACCCAAGAAATTTAGCATTAATTCCTAATAGTTCATCAGCTGAACTAACAGGAAATTTAGGTGATGGATTTAGTTTTTTGAGCAATGGTTTTAAAGTAGTTAGTTCTGATGGTGGACTTAATGATAATGGAGGTACATATATCTATATGGCATTTGCAGCAGACCCTGACACAGAAGCACCAACACTTGCAGATAGTTTTGAAGTAAAAACTTATACAGGTAATAGTGGTACACAAAGCATTACAGGTTTAGATTTTAGTCCAAATTTAGTTTGGATAAAAGAAAGAGGACCGAGTGCTGAAAATCATAACTTATTTGACACCTTAAGAGGAGCAACAAAATTTATACAATCAAATAATACAAATGCAGAAAGTACAGGTGGAGCAACACTTACTTCTTTTGATGCAGATGGATTTACATTAGGACTTGATAATGAAATTAATGATAGTGCTTCAACCTACGTTGCTTGGGCGTGGAAAGCTGATGATAACGAACCGACAATCTTTGGAGGACCAGCAGTTGCAGTATATAAATTTGAGGATAATGCAAATGATGTAACAACTAACAATAATGGTACTGCAAATAACATTACTTATGCAACAGGTAAGTTTAACAAAGCAGCAGTATTTAATGGTTCAACAGGTGACATAGATTTACCTGCAGATATAGAATCTTCAACTATGGCAGTTTCTTTATGGGCATATTTAGATGACAATGCACCAACACTTCAATTTATAATAGAGTTTGAAAATGGTTATGCTTTAAACTTTACAGATTTTTCAAATGGTAAATTAGCTGCTCAATATGCTAATTCAAATGCAAGTCATACATTATCTAATTCAGCATTATCAAACGGTCAATGGTATCATATAGCTGCTAATTTTAGAAGCGGTGCAAGTGATTTATGGATAGATGGTGTAAAACAATCAGGAGGAACTATTAGTGATTATTTAACTGCAGACCAAAATACAATAGGTTCAAGAAGAAGTGGGGAGTTTTTTGATGGAATGATTGACCAAGTTAGAATTTATAATGGTAACTTTCAACAAGAACAAGTAGATGAATTATATGCAGAAACTGCATCTGACAATGATGATTTAGAACTTGGGGGTCCACCAAAATCAATAGTTAGTGCAAATGCTAATGCAGGATTCTCTATTGTAAAATATGAAGGAACAGGAAGCAATACAAAAGTTCCTCACGGATTAGGTCAAAAACCAGATTTTGTTGTTATTAAGCATACAAACGATACAAGTGCTTGGGTTGTATTTTCAGATGCAACAGGTACTTTTAGTTATTCTTATTTAAATAATACTGATGCATTTACTGCTTATTCTGCTATGTCTTGGGATAGTTCAGTAATAAATTTAAATGCGGGAAATGACCAAAATGGAGCTGGAGATACTCATATAGCTTATTTCTTTACATCAATATCTGGGTATAGTGACATTGGAAGTTATACTGGTAATGGTAGTTCAACTTCTGTTACAACAGGATTTCAACCTGATTTTGTAATGTTAAAAAGAACATCCGCAATAGGTAATTGGAATATATGGGATTCTGTAAGAAATGGAAGCTCTAGCAGTAACGATATATTATACCCTAATAAATCTGATGCAGAAACAGATGCAGGTTCAGGAAGATATATTACTTTTAATTCAAATGGATTTACAATTTATGGAGATTCAGGAGATTCAAATGCAAATGAGCACACTTATATATATATGGCATTTAAAATAAATTAAAATGGAAGGATTTAAACCAACAATAATAGGATTAGGAGTTTATATAGTAAGTATGACACAAATAAATGAAGCACTACAAGCACTCTTAATAATAGCAACGTTGGTTTATACAGTTATCAAGACAATACAACTTT